GGTCTTGACAGTTCGTACAAGATTCACATTATCTATAACATTCTTGCATCTCCTTCAGAACGACCATACAAAACCAATAGCTCTGAACCCGAACCGTTGGTCCTAAGCTGGGAGTATACGACCAAGCCGGTTCCGTTCCCGGGTTGCATGCCAACTGCACATATTACTATTGACTCTGCAAAAGCCTCAGCAAGTATTGTTTCTGAGATTGAAGATATTCTGTATGGGTCGTATACAACTAGCGCTAGGTTGCCGCTTCCTAATGAAATTTTATCATTGTTTGGAGGCTATGATATCCAAGTTGTCGATAATGGTAATGGAATTTTTACTATTTCCGGAGATCCTGTTGCAGTCACGTTCCTTTCAGATGGAACATATCGTATAACATCAGAATCAGTTGTTCAAATTACCGATGGCGAGTTCAATATCTCCTCGACTTAACAAAGGAGGGCCTTTGTGGCATCCGTTGATGTGTATTCTATTGCCAAAATTATATCCCTGATTCCTTCTTGGGGCACGCTTGCAGGAAAGCCTGCTGTTATTGCTGCCGGGGCTACTCAAGAAGAAGCCAGAACAGCAATCGGCGCAGGCACGTCAAATCTTACTTTGGGCACCACCGAAAGCACTGCTGCAGCAGGAAACCACAACCACGACTCTCGGTATTACACTGAGACAGAAGTAAACTCTGCACTTGCATTAAAGGCGCCACTTACACAAGCTGTGAATTTTCAGACTGGTACGTCATATTCTCTTATTGCCTCGGACAAAGGAAAGCTTGTTTCCTGCACAAATGCAGCAGCAATCACCCTTACTGTCCCCGCCAATATATTCAGCGCTGGGGACAAAGTTAATGTTGCTCAGCGAGGCGCAGGTGCCATCACTGTTGTTGGCGGTTCGGGAATGACTCTTAATCCGCCTCCCGGTTTGTCTCTTGTGACTGAGGGTCGGTATGCGTATTTCACAATATCGTTTATTAGCAACACTGTTGCGGACATTGTTGGCATGATGGCGGCGCCATGATTGACTTAGGTATTATGGCGTCAGCTTCTAGGTTCTCCCCAAAAAAACTTTCTACCTTAAAATTTTGGCTTGATGCCTCAGATGAATCTACTATAACAGAATCTTCCTCCTGGGTACAAACAGTTGCAGATAAATCTGGAAATAATTGGAATGTAAGTTCTTCTACGTACAAGCCTCAAACTGGTACCCATACTATAAATGGAAAAAATGTATTATATTTTGATGGCGAAGCAGAACTTTTGTGGCCTAGTAGTACATACTATTTAGGGCATAATTACACATTCTTGATGGTTTGTACACCCAGCGAACGCATAGATAGTTATTTATTCTTTCAAGCGGGGCAGTTATCAGCCATTTCTAACTACAGCAACAAAGCCTTTGAATTTTATGCCGGCGTTAATAGATTCACCATCGGTACAGGAACAGAAACTGGGCCGCATCTTATTGGTTGGGTTAAGTCCGGAACGGAAGTTACTGGTCGCTTGGATGGGTCTTCGTCTGGAAGTACAACGTTGCCGTCTTCTCCAGATTATGCACTTACAGCCATTGGTTCCTCCGTAGCAAACAATTTAACTGAATCAGATATCGCCGAAGTTATAATCTGCGCGGAGGCATTGTCTGGTGCTAGATTAGCAGCGTTAGAAAATTATCTTATAAATAAATGGGGCCTGTAAAAGCGCATTTTGGTGGTGCTATGATTAGCTTTTCTTCGTCTGGTTCGTTCAAAAACACCGAGCGCTTCTTAGAACGCATGTCAAAAGGCGAGATCCTTAACGCGCTTGACAAGTACGGAAGAGAAGGGGTCAATGCTCTTGCCAAAGCCACGCCAGTAGAGTCTGGTGCCACCGCTAGCATGTGGGGGTACGAGATTAAAAAGTCGTTCGGGTCCTACACAATTACATGGACCAACGCCAATCAAGAAGGCGGCTTCCCAGTTGCCATCATGCTTCAGTATGGGCATGGTACCGGCACTGGGGGCTACGTCCAGGGGCGTGACTACATCAACCCCGCAATTCGTCCAGTTTTTGACCGCATCGCAGAAGAAGTATGGAAGGTGGTGACCTCTGCATGAGTAGTATCGACGAGCGCGTCGTAGAGATGAAGTTTAACAACAGTCAGTTCCAGAGTGGCGTTAAAGACACCATTGGTGCTCTTGACAAACTCAAGACTAGTCTGAACCTCGATGGCGCAGCAAAGAGCATGCAGGATCTCAGCACAACCGGCAAGAACTTCTCGCTTGGCGGACTTACTTCCGGACTGGATGCGGCATCAGCAAAGTTTATGGCGCTGGCTACTATCGGGATCACGGTACTTTCTAACATCACCAACAAGGCAATTGCCGCGGGGCAGCAGTTAGCCAAGTCTCTCACCACGGATCAGATCAAAGCTGGTTTTGCTGAGTATGAGCTCAAAATGGGATCGATTCAGACAATCATGGCTGGTTCTGGTGCGAGTCTTGAGACTGTAAACCAGAAGCTCAAGCAGCTTAACGAATACTCGGACAAGACTATTTACTCGTTTGCTGACATGACCAGCAACATTGGTAAGTTCACAAATGCAGGAGTCAGTCTTGACAAGGCTGTTGCTGCTATTCAGGGTGTTGCCAACGTGGCCGCCATCTCTGGCGCCAACTCCAATGAGGCGTCTAGGGCAATGTACAACTTTGCTCAATCTCTTTCTGCCGGTAGTGTTAAGCTTATGGACTGGAAGTCTATCGAGCTGGCCAATATGGCTACCGTAGAATTCAAGACCGAACTCATGGAAAGCGCTGTTGCAGCTGGAACGCTGACCAAGGACGCAGATGGGCTGTACAAAACTCTTGCGGGTACTCCTGTTAGCGCCACCAAAGGCTTCAATGAGAGTCTGAACGAGCAGTGGCTTACGACAGAGGCCTTGACCGAGACTCTTGGTCGTTATGCGGACGAGAACACCGATATTGGTAGGCGTGCCACCGCTGCTGCTTCTGACGTCAAGACGTTTACCCACTTGCTCGACACTCTTAGGGAAAGTGCTGCTTCTGGTTGGGCAACAACGTCTGAGCTTATTTTCGGCGACTTTGAAGAGGGCAAGAAACTTTGGACTGGGGTTAACAACGTTGTCGGTGGTTTCATCAACGATTCGGCGGAAGCACGTAATGAGCTGCTGCGCGGTTGGAAAGAGCTTGGTGGGCGTACAGACCTTCTTGAGGGATTGAAAAATTCCTGGAACGGTCTGATGTCGGTCATCACTCCGATCAAGGAAGCCTTCCGAGAGATATTTCCGAGGACCACTTCAGAGCAGCTAGCAAATCTGACAAAGTCGTTCCGTGCATTTACTGAACGGTTAACTGCCAGTAAAAGCACGATTGAAAACATCAAGAGCACCTTCAAGGGTCTCTTTGCAGTGTTTGATATTGCGTGGACGATCATCAAGGGTCTTGCTGGTGTGTTTGCCACGCTGTTCGGAGAGATATTTAAGGGGTCTGGCAGCCTTTTGGGCATGACTGCAAACCTTGGAGACTTCCTCGTTGGCATTCGCGATGCGATCAAGAATGGCGAAGGGCTTACAAACTTCTTCGATATTCTTAAGACCTCGGTTAAGACTGTCGCACAGTTTATCGAGAACGTCACTTACGCTATTGGCAGCTTCTTCTCTAGCTTTTCTGACGGTGCTTCTAGAGCTGCCGAAGGTACTATCGACCGCATTTCTGCTAGACTTTCTCCGCTTGGCGGGCTAGGCGACATGATTGCCCGAATTTGGGCAGGAACATTTGCCAGTCTCAAGAAGGTAGCAGAGTTCATGGGGCCTTTTGCCGCCAAGGCTGCAGAATTGTTCAGTGGTATTGGCGAGAAGATTATGGAGTCGATGCAGAACATCGATTACAACGCGGTTCTCGACACAATCAACACGGGACTTCTTGCCGGACTTGTGCTTATATTTAAGAAGTTCTTTGGTGGCGGCATGAAAGTCGATGTCGGTGGCGGTTTCTTAAGCTCGATCAAGGAAGCATTTGATGGGCTTACCGAGACTATGACTGCGATGCAGAACAATCTCAAGTCAGAGACCCTGCTCAAGATTGCTGGTGCCATTGCGCTCCTTACTGTGTCTGTCGTAGCCCTATCTCTTATCGATTCCGCCAAGCTTACAAGCTCTCTCACTGCTATTACCGTTATGTTCACTCAGTTGATGGGTGCGATGGCTATATTTGAGAAGATCGCAGCTAGTAAGGGCTTTATCAAGATGCCGGTGATTGCTGGCGCGATGATTCTCCTTGCCACGGCGGTGCTTATTCTAACGGCTGCAGTTCGTAATCTCTCTGGTCTTTCCTGGGAAGAGCTCCTCAAAGGTCTCTTGGGCGTTGCCGCGCTTCTCGGAATGATATCCGCCACGGCAAACATGCTGTCTGGTGCCAGCAAGCGCATGATCAAGGCGGGCGTTGGCATGATCGCCATCGCCATCGCAGTAAAGATCCTTGCCAGTGCGGTGCGAGACTTCTCTTCGCTCAGCTGGGAGGAGATGGTCAAGGGTTTAGTCGGCGTCGGTGCGGTACTTGCCGCGCTTACCATATTTACCAAGCTCGCCGATATGAACAAGGTCGGTCTGGCTAGCTCTGCAGGGCTTATTCTGCTTGCGATTGCACTTAAGATTATGGCTAGTGCGGTTGGAGATTTTGCAGACATGGCGTGGGACGAACTAGGTCGAGGTTTCGCTGGAATGGCGGCTTCGCTTCTGCTTATTGCGGGGGCCATGCGACTCATGCCTAAAAACATGCTTGCCTCTGCTGCCGCACTAGTAGTGGTTGCTGGAGCTCTTATGGTGCTTAGTCAGGTTCTTAAGAGCATGGCTGGTATGAGCTGGGAAGAGATGGCACGTGGTTTGGTGGCTCTTGCTGGTGGACTTCTGATCATAGCGGTAGCTATGAAGGCTATGACGACAGCTATATTTGGAGCGGCTGCACTACTGGTCGTGTCTGCAGCACTTGCTATGCTTGCGCCAATTCTGTTGTCCTTCGGGGCAATGACTTGGGATGAGATCGTTCGCGGACTGACCATGCTTGCCGGGGTGTTTGTACTTCTTGGGGTTGCGGGGCTTGTTCTTGGACCGGTTATTCCTGTGCTTCTAGGGCTGGGTCTGGCTGTAACGCTATTGGGCGCTGGTATGCTGGCTGCTGGTGTTGGCTTGCTCGCATTTTCTGCAGGCCTTACGGCTCTTAGCATTGCTGGTGCGGCTGGTACAATGGCGTTAGTTGGTATCGTGACTGCGCTAATCGGTCTCATCCCAATGGCGTTCAAGGCCGTTGCAGAGGGTATTATTCAGTTTGCTCTGGTTATTACTGGGGCGGTACCTGCCTTTACAGCTGCAATGGTAGCTGTGCTGCAGTCGCTGATCAATGCTATCAACGTCATGGCGCCTCAGATTGTGGCAACACTGCTGCGACTTGTGTTCCTGCTAGTAGACGCTCTTGTGCGTTCTGTTCCACGGTTGGTCGAAGCAGGCTTCAAGCTTTTGATTGGTATCCTTGATGGTATTGCTAGAAATATCGGTAGGGTAATCGACTCCGCTACGAACATCATTGTCAACTTCATTGACGGGATTGCTCGAGGGCTTCCTCGAATCGTGCAGTCAGGTGCAAACTTGATTATTACATTTGTCGAGTCCTTAGCGGATGCTATTCGCAGAAACTCTCGTCGTATGGAGAATGCCGGTAAAGACCTTGCAGATGCAATCATTGACGGTATGGTCGGAGGAATCACTCGAGGTATTTCAAGTGTAGTTACTGCCGCTAGAGATATGGCAAGCAGGGCGCTCAATGCTGCTAAGAACTTACTTGGGATCAAATCGCCGTCCAAGGCATTCCATGACGAGGTTGGTATTAACTCGGCAGAGGGTGTTGCTGGCGGATTCAAGGACGGTACTCGTACTGTCGAGCGTTCTGCAGAAGACATGGCAAAGACTGCACTGTATACCGTTAAGAGGTCGCTGTCCGATATTTCCAAGTATGCTTCCGCAGACATGGACATGGACCCGACGATCAGGCCTGTGCTAGACCTTTCCGCAGTGGAGACCGATGCTAAACGTATTGGTCAGATGCTCGGGAAACCTACAGTTAAGGCCGATTTGGCATATGACCGCGCCTCGACAATCGCAGAGAATTACCGCGATATTCGTACGCCTTCTCATGAGGCTGTTCCTGCACAGGCTGCCCAAAAAGCACCAGTATCATTCATTCAGTATAACTACTCGCCTAAGGCTCTTTCTAGTGCGGAAATCTATAGGCAAACTAGAAACCAGATATCTGTTGTGAAGGGAGGGTTGCCGTAAAAATGCTTACCAAAGTAGAAGTTTACACTGCTCGTGGTGATACATTAGAGCTCCCCCTTGAGGATACTAGCAGTGGATTTGTCGTAAAAGATATTGAAGGTTTGGGGCCAGTAAAAACCTCAATTGTGTCTTCTAAATTTGCGCAGATTGATGGTTCAGTATACCAAGCAAGTCGTCGTGAGAATCGAAATATTCTTATGACAATTGGGATTGAAGTACAACATTCCGCTTTAACAGTAAGCGAGAGAAGGACTGTACTGTACGCATATTTGATGCCAAAAACAAGTGTTACGCTGAGGTTTTATATTGATGGCGTACATTTTGCGGATCTTACTGGAATGGTTGAGTCTTTTGAGACTTCTTTATTTTCAAAAGAACCGCAGGTTGTGGTGTCGATTATTAGTTTTGATCCTGATTTTATTGCGCCCAGCCCCGTGGTTGTCAATGGCTTAACCGTCGAAGGCACTACGGGGCTGGAGGTGGTATATTCTGGTACGGTAGATACTGGGTTTGTGTTCAAGTTATTTGTGAATCGGACAATGTCTGGAGTTACTCTTCACAACATAACTCCAAAAGGCTCATTGTTATCGTTTGAGTTCGTTGCTTCTTTGTTGTCCGGCGACGTTCTTGAGATTCGGACTATCTCTGGATCTAAAAGAGCATATTTGACTAGATCTGGAACACAAAGCTCCATCTTGTATGGGGTGTCTCCAGTAGCTAGTTGGTTTGGTTTATATCCAGGCACGAACTCGTTCAGAGCTGCTGCTTCCGGTTCGGCTGTTCCGTATACGCTTGAGTATACTCCTAGGTATGGAGGACTGTAATGTATTTACTTGTCCTCGACGATAACTTTGACGTCAAAGAATTAGTGGATACATATGAGTCTCTAATTTGGACGGAGCGATATTCTGCAGTTGGGGACTTTGAGCTTCGCATCAAGTCTGACCGTGGCACAAGAGCGCTTCTTCCTGTTGGAACAAGATTAGCAATCGATGTTTCAGATCGTGTAATGGAAATCGAGACAGTAGAAAATTCTATAGATGATGAAGGCATCTCAGTTCTTAAGATTAAAGGTCGGTCTTTAGAGAAGTGGATGTTTGATCGGGCGACAACGCAGGCATATGAGTCTGGCGCACCGGGGGTAATCTCCTATGACATCACAAATACCCCAGGGGATATTGCTCGTGCTGTGTTTGATGGAGCGTGTCGTTATAACTCGGTTATTCCGGAGGATAACTTTCCGTTCCTTGTCGAAGGAAGTTTATATTCTCCAGGAACAATTGCTGAACCAACAGAGATTATCACAGTAACCATTACGCCAGAAACAGTTTACGACTTCATAAAGAAGCTTTGTGACGTATATAATCTTGGTTTTAGATTAGTTCGCGATAAGTACACATCACTTCTATATTTTGACATCTATACTGGGCATGATCGTACAACCCAACAAAGTACAAACGAAGTAGTTATATTTAGTCAATCTCTTGAGAACTTGTCTAGCCCTACAGACCTAACGTCTATTGCGAACCAAAAGAACATTGCATACGTTTTCTCTGAGAACGGCAGCATGATTGTGTATGCAGATTCTTCTGTTTCTTCTTCTGAAGGTTTTTCAAGGAGGGTCCTGGTTGTCAAAGCAGACGATATTTCAGAGCCTGCCGGCGCAACACTTAATGCACTATTAACGCAGCGAGGCAAAGAAGCATTGGCTGAACATCGTCCAATACTTGCCTTTGACGGTGAAGTTCCGCAGTTTGGTAGTTATATTTATGGCCAGGATTATGCTCTCGGCGATCTTGTAGAGATGCAAAATTCTGACGGAGTAAGTACTAATATGCGAGTCACAGAGCAAATCTTCGTGTCAGACGCAGAGGGCGAAAGAGCGTACCCGACTTTGACAATGGATCTTCTCATTACGCCTGGGACATGGCTTGCATGGGACGCAAATCAGGTGTGGGACGATGCTACCGAAGAATGGGCAGATGTATGATATATTTGAAAGGAGTACTATATGGCCATTGGAGATGAAGCTGCTGCTGCTGGTTTTCCTCTAGTTCCTAACACTGGAGAAGAAGGTAAAGTCAAGTATGGGGCTCGCGAGATCAACCGTACGAGAGACTTTGTGGCGCAAGTTAAAGTGCTGATTCCATCTGTGTGGACTATCGCTAAAGGTGGAACTGGAGCGTCTACTGTTGCGGGGGCACGAACTAACCTTGGTTTGATGGGTGCGATGTCGAAAGGGACAACTGATCCAACTGGCGGAAATGACGGCGATATTTACTTCAAGTATCAGGCGTAGGTGGTTAAATGCCTATTCTATACGGCGACTGGTTTGCCGGTGGTGAAGCACGAATAGTTTGTGAATATTCACAAAATTATAATGCTGATCATACTTCTGTGCACTTTAACGCCTCTTATAGGTATCAGATGGCTTATTCGGTCAATGATTCTACTAACTCCTGGGGCGTGTCAGGAGATAATGGGTCGGCAACCGGAAACAACGTTGGCTATATTGGCCCGGGGACTAAAGAATTTTACTTCCAATATGGACCTTGGCGGCAATCTAATGCAGCAGTTAGTGCTTGGGTAGACGGCGTTGAGGCGCAAGGCGTACGAGTATTTGCAAACTTTGTATTCGAAACCGGCGCTCTTGCTCCGTATATCACAGGATTCCAAGCTAGCACCATCAAGGCAAATTCATTTATTGCGGATCTTACAGCCGTAACTGCCAACGGCGGAACCCTTAACAATGCTCAGGTAAAGCTGAACACCGTTAAGTCTGACACGGGGGCTAGCTATATTACACGAGGCTCGTATGGAGACGTTACTGTGCCCAACCTTCTTGGCGGGCAAGTATATTACTTCCAGATGCGAGTTTCGAATAGTACTTATGGTTGGGGTCCTTGGACTGCCTGGGCAACGGTCACCACTCTCCCCGATATTCTAATTAATGTTGGCGGTGTTTGGAAGCACGCAACTCCGTATGTTAATGTAGGTGGGGTTTGGAAACAGGCAGACCGCTGGGTTAATGTCGGTGGTGTGTGGAAGAAGTAGTCATATCTCAAGAAGGAGACTAAAACAAGATGGGTAAATACGCAGCAGAGGACCTTTCTGGTCCTTCTCCGCTCTTCAGCAACAAGACGTACAACGTCCTCCGTTGGTTTGTTGAGCTGTTACTTCCTGGCCTGGGGGCTCTATATTTTGGGCTTTCTCAGCTGTGGGATCTTCCGAACCCGGCAGAGGTTGTCGGTACGATCAGCCTGCTTACCATTTTCTTCGGCAGCTTGATTGGTATCAGTCGATCCAAGTACAATGCCAGTCCCGCCAAGTTTGACGGTGCTTTGGTGTTCGACGAGACTGATCCGATGAAGGACACGTTCACGCTCGAGGTTGGAAATCTGTTCGACACTGTTCAGACCAAGGACGCAGTTACGCTCAAGGTGGTTCGTCCTAGCAGCTAGGGATATTCTCGCATGTTTTACATGCACTATAATGAGATGAACCCAAACTGAAAGGTGAACACTATGTCGTCCCCGAACACCCCGAGTGCAAACCCGACGATCGACGACGTGATTAATGTTCTGCTTTCCGAAATGCAGGGATTCGACGCCCATTCTGACGAATACGCCAAGATGGTCACACAGCTCGAGAAGCTTCACGCGATGAAGGCCTCTGAAAAGAAGCCCCGAATCAACGTGAGCCCCGACGCGTTGGTGGCAGTCTTCGGCAACCTCGCCGGGATTGGCCTAATCCTGAACTTCGAGAAGCTCAACGTCATCACGACCAAGGCATTGGGTTTCGTACTCAAGTCACGAGTATGACAGAACCCAACTCGTAACAAAGGACATCACAAAACGTAACCGCGTGTATTAGGCAGCTTTTAAAGCCTTTTACACGCGGTTACGTTTTACTTGGATTTTCATTTTTTGCCCGCGGGGAATTTTTGGAGAAAGCTCGCAAGAATTACACGGACTATAATGAGATCCATCCCCTTTACCCCGAAAGAGAGAACCATGGACGAGAACACCACTCCCGAAACCGAGAACGACACCCCGTCGCTTGGCGCTGAAATGACGAGTGCATTTCTCGTGTCCGCAGCATCTGTTGTGGGCACGTTTGCTGCATTCTTCGTGATTGGCGTCATCCACGGACACATTACGTCCCGCGCCAAAAAGAAGGAACTCGCGTCCGTCACGTACATCCACCAGGAGGAACCCCAGGAAGACTGATCCCAAAGAACAGAAGCCCGTATCAACATCACGGACTTTTGTTCTTGCCATTCGCAGGATTTACACGGACTATAATGA